AATCATTCCACCTTGATACTCTGTTTCCCAGTCTTTGTATGTTTGTTTATCCCCTAAATGGGTATCAAATATCTCTGCACCATATTCTTTTAGTTTNTATAGGTTTCTTCTACCAAATACTTCAGCAAAATCACTAGAATAACCTGTTACTATTGCTCTTTTTGTTGGATTTCTACCTATATACCAACTAGGGAATGTTTCTGTTATTGTATATGATTTACTATGCTGTGGTGGCATAGTTATTATTAGTTTAGTTCCTTCTCCTTTTTCTTCCTGCTTTTCTACTGCTTGTTGTAATAATCTACATACATATTGTGTATGATCTCCATGTTGATACTTCTCATTGACATATTCAACATAAAATTCGTAATCTATCTCTGCTAAAGCATCAAAATACATTTTTATTTCTTGTGGAACTACTGCTTTTTCTCCTTCTAAACTTTTTATTTCTTCATTTATATTGTCTAATTCCTTTTTCATATCTTCATCCATACATTCAACCCCCTTCCTTCTTTATACAAAAGGTAAAAATTATTCGCAAGATAAAAGAGGATGGGAGAAATCCCACCCTCTGAAATATTATCTTGATTAAACTTTAACTACTTCAATAGCATTTAGTCCTTTGTCTGTCTGCTCCAACTTAAACTGAACTTCCTGTCCTTCTGAAAGGTCTTTAAACCCATCTTCTTGAATAGCAGAATAATGAACAAAAGCATCTTCATCTCTGCCATCAACATCAATGAATCCAAAACCTTTAGTGGAATCAAACCATTTCACTTTTCCTTTTTCTACACCCAACTAAAATCCCCCCTCTACTTCTTGTTTTTA